AGTATCAAGCCCAGTGGCCATTCCCGCACCCGCCGCGGAGCCGACTATTGCGGCATACGTGAGGATTGACGCACCACCTGTAAAAGGCGCTCCTAGGAGCGCTGCAATACCAGCAGCCATCATTCCAACTTTTATAAATCCATACATTCCATTTGTTATTTTGCCTATAAAACCAAAAAATTTTGATACTTGTTTTACCAGCACTACGAAAACATCTATAATCGGTCTCAAATCAACAGCCAACCCCATAAAGGCAGACTTTAGCTGCTGACCAATTTCTTGGGTTTCTTGTGCCAGCTCTTGAAGCTCTTGTTGTTTCATTGCGTCCAAGGCATACTGTTCTTCGGACATATTAAATAATCTCTGTGCTTCTTCAACAGAGGTTCCCATAGCTGCAGCGATTGCCTGTTGCTCAAATCGGTTTAGAGCGTCAAACTGAATACCGGCAGCATCTGTTGAGCGGCGTAGAATTTCAATTCTTTCTTCTTCTGTTGCGTTAAGCATATCAATAGAGTTGAGATACGGACCGCCCAAAATAGCGTTTAAACGACCAACAGCTTGCCCAGCAGAATCAAACTGATCAAACTTACCAGCAATATTAATTAATTGGTCGACAGCCAACCCAGAGTTCTTTGCCTGCACTTCTAGGCCCTTGAATACGTCTATAGCTTGTGTACCATACTTCGCTAGAGCACCAAATGATCTTTCGAAGTCTCCAGCTAGCTTGCTTATAGGAACTCCCAGATCTTGCGCTGTTCCGGCCAAGTCTAACAATAGATCACGGCCCTGTTCGGCGCTCATGCCCGTTGCTCTAGTTGTTTTATCTAAGATTGCAGCTGTGGTACCAGCGCTTACTCCTAACTCGCTTAGAAGCGCTGTCGTGTCTGACAATGCAGCGCGGGCACCGGGACTCATTTGTGTAAATGCAGAGAATTCGGTAAACAAGGTATTGAACGCTGCGCCGGCTTCTTGAGCCGATACGCCAGCAGCAAAGTTTCTTCTCTCAATCTGTGTTATCTCAGTATTATATTCTGAAGTAGCCCCTGTTGATCGCCTAAAAGAGGAGATAGCAGCATCTTGTGCTTTTGCTAGTCCAATTGTTTGATTAACGAAAAGCCCAATAGTCTTCGTTAATAGACCCCCAGCAAGATCTGATAATTTCAAGTTTTGAGTAAAGCCGGCAAAACCGTTTGAAGTCTTGGGCACCATGGTAGCTAGATCGTTTGCCGCACCTGAAAGACCAAGTAGTCTATTTTTAAGTGTTGTTGCTCGGGCAGCGCCCTCGGCAGTTTCCTTGCTAAATTGTTTAAATCGTGTATTTAAATCTTTAAGCTGATTTTCATTGAGATCCTCAAGTACGGCCCCGGCGCCAGCAATTTCTTCAATAAACTCTTTAATTTTCACTGCACCAGCAGCAGAGGAAGCACGTAGACCGTCGACGGAAACACTTAATTTGTTTATGGCATCATTAAGCGCGGCTTCGCCAGTTGCATCGCCGGCGGAGATGGCCTCATCGCGCGCAATTTTAAGCTGGCGCATGCGCCGTATAGTTTCTGTTAAGGCAGCCGATGATGCTTTAAGTTGTTCACTAATGTCCAACTCATTAAAAGCGGGAGTAAGATCTGAGATTTCTCTTTTTAGATCCGCGATCGATTGTCGGAGCCTTCGGATTTCCGCGTCGGTCATCATAGCCATTTAAATAATTCTCCTTTAGTTTTTAAATGGCCAACGAAGTCCTGTTTCCAATTCAAAGTTCTTAACAGACCTCTCTAACTCATAACGGTTATTTAAGGTTTTTGGATCATTCAGACCATTTTTCATATAAGAATCCATATACCTTTTTTCTCTTTTTAAGGAATCCATAAAAGACGATACTTGTTTGGGGCGTCCGATTATGCTTATAGGAATGTCCATGCCGGCGTCATACAACATCCACATCATTTTCTGAACCTGTCCTGCGAACTTGGAATATACTGCTTCATTCAGCATTGGTTCATTTAAATTAATGGTGATCTTTTCTTGTTTCATCTTAAAACCTCAAGCAATGTAGTAAATAGTCCCAAACAGCAAAAGCCGCAGTTATCTACCGCGACTTGCTTTTCTGATTTCTTCATTTTGCTTTTCAAACTCTTTAACCAATCTTTCCAAGAACCATCGGCGCAATGGAATGGGAAGATTATATAGCTCTGTAAAGGACCACCCACCGTGGTGCTTTAGGTTAAAAAATTCTTCGTATACTGCCTCTTGATATTTACCGTCTAGGCCAAAAAAACTCTGCCGTCAGCGGCATACCCACCTTTCCCCTATGAGAGCAAGATGAGCACTCAAAATCTATCGTCATATCTATATCAGGCTTTATTCTTTCATACGTGTCTTTTATAAAACGTGAATCTCTTAAAGGAAGCTTTTCAACCAAACTTTCGATTTGATCGCGATCTGTAACATCATTCGCAGAATAAATTAAGCTCGATAGCAGCAGGGTTGACATACTCTCAACTTGGCGCTTCTTTTTACGCTGCTCAAGAATCTTAGTTATGGTAGCCTCGTCCTTAGAAACCAGAAGCTTGAAAACTATTTCTATTCCAGTTACAGGCAACTTTATTAAGTAACCATTACTAACTCTCTGCAGGTCTTTAGTATCAGAGTCTTTTATTTCTAACTCTGACAAATTTACTGAGGCTTCATTCTGACTTCCGCAACTTGGACATGTTATTCCAACTTCATAAAAAGGACCAAAGCCAGTCATTCTGGCTGCAACTAACACAGCATTCTTGTCACCAACCAAAAGTGTATCTGGATTTATCGACTTGTCAACGATAACTGAACGAACCAAACGATCAATGGCAAGACCTTGCTTAAGAAGTGTCTCGGAAGTTAGAATGTCTTCCTCTTTAGCTGTCATATGTTTAATTTCAATGACTGCCTGATTGTGAAGTGGATGTTCCTCTGGATAAAACAAGCCTTTGCTCGGTAACTCAACAAATTCTGTTGGGTTTACAAAAGAGAAAAGGTCTGTTGCTTCTGATGTGGGGGGTGCTGGCGCGTCTGGTTGCGGTGCGCCAAGCCGCTCTAAGTTATTTCTTCGTGACAAAAATCACCTTCTTTCTTATCCGTTTAGGGAAGTCACAGCTGCTACTGCAGGGCCAGACTCATACTCAGCCCAATCATAGCGGAAAGTCATTTCAATATTAAGCAAATCATCAGTATCATAGGTAAGATCGCCAAATGTGGCGTTTGTGATGAAGGCATTCTGAAGTGTCCAAGTGCCGATAAGGCCACCCTGTCCGTTCAGCTCCTCAAAGATAACGTTACCAAGGGCATCGACAGCACCCTGCTTGTTAACGGTGCCGGGAGCGACTGCTGGGTTAAAGAAGACATCTTCCTGAACATCAGGCTTTAAGTACCCAGACTTCGTAAGTGCATCATAAAGAATCTTGTTGCCATCTGGATTGATAGCATTAACAATTGTAGCGGTAACTGTGTTCCAGGTAACGCTTCCTGGGTAGTAATACGTGTTTCCTAAAAACTTGTGCTCCGTCTCACCTATAGTGTAAGATGGCTTTGTCATCGCCTTGGCGAGATACTGCTCGTACCTAAACGCAGCGTTGATGTCGGTTAAGTTTGGTAGTGTGAGCAAAAAGCGATGCGCTCTTCTTGGCTCTGATAATGCTGATGTCCAAAATGGCATTTATATAGTCTCCTGTAAGTCCTATTATTATATAGTGCGGGGAGCCGGAACTCCCCGCATTTTATTAATCGTCAAACGATGCTCCCGTTCTTGTGATGTTGAAGTCAATCGCAATGAACTCAATAGCTCTTGTTGGCTTCAAGAAGATCTTCGCATATAGAATGTTTCTATCTACAAGGTCGGGGGTTGTGGTCGTATCATCAAGAACAACTCTGTAGTCAGAGAGACCAAAGTTTGTCTTAACATCAGCCAAGAATGGGTTAACCTGTGCTGTGAATCGCTTCCAAGTCTGCTGAACGTTTGGATCAAAGAGCAAGCCAGATGCGATCTGGGAGATGCGCTTCTTAACAAAGATCATTAGGCGACGTACGTTAATACGATCCAAAGCCGAAGGTGTGACCTGTAGTGTCTTCTGGCCGAAGATTACAACACCCTCAGCAGGGAACTTAGCAATTGGGTTAATGTTCGCTGTGTAAAGATCGTCGCGATCCTTACGGCGTAGCTGGTGGGCTACGTCGACAACTGGGATACCTGCGGAACCTTCAGTGAGGCCGCCGCGGTTGAAACCAGCTGGTGCGAACCAAACCTGCGTGCTACGCTGTGAGCTAGAGAACGTGCCGATAGCTGCGACAGAAGGTGGCAGCCAAAGGAACTGACCGTTGATGGTGTCTCTTGCTCTAACCCATGGATAGTAAGCACAACCGTAAGAAGAGTTAAGGTTTCTACTACGAAGTCCGTTCACAAGAGTGGAGATGGTAGACTGCGTGTTGTTACGGTTAATAGCCGTGCTGTCCTCTCTAGGAACAAAAGCATCCGGTAGGTCGATAACTGCAAGAGCGTCTGCTCTGTCCTCACAGGTTCGAACCAAGTGAGTTGTGAGACCTTCCTGAGTCTGACCTGGGATAGCAGCGAGGTTCATTTCAACAACCTCTGGATCTGCTACAGAGTCGATCGCTCTGCGAATCGAGAAGAATGGATAGCTATTCGTATCAGATGGGTTAGATGTCATTCTAGCAGCTGAGAAAGGATCAATTTCCTTGATGTCGAGTCCATCAAAACCACCAAAAAGAGGAACTGTGAATCGGTCATAGCCAGCATCTAGAACGCCCGAGATGGCACCGTTAACAAATGTTAACGATGTGCTGGTACCCGAACCGGTGACGTATACGCCGGATCCGGAAACATCATCCAACGTAAATGTCGGAGATAATTCCTCATTAGCCGAAGGAACTGTAAAACCAACAATGCCGCCGCGTGGTCTCAGAATATCGATGTAAGACTTGGAGTATACTGTGCTTCCAACAGACTCAGCTGTTTGCATACCAAAGTAAGCGTCAGTTGGGTTCGCCAAGTTACCATCAGAAGCGCTAACGCGAAGTCGCGGACGTGGGAAGTCAACAGAAGCAGTGCAAGCAGTGTTGGATGTGGATGCAGATACGATGAATAGCGATCCAGAGGTGTAAACGTCAACAGCGGTGCTGTCGCCAATGTCTGTAGCTGCAGCGTCATGGATCGCGGCGCTGCCAGAAGTCCAAGAATGAAGAAGACCTTCAGCAACCTCAGTGTAGTCTGCATACTTAACAATACCCTCAAAACCGAATGGTAGAAGAACTGGGTTTGTCACACCAGCATCGACATCTGAGTTGACTTCAACGTAGACGTAATTAGAAACATTGGGATAGTTACCAAGCTGACGGTAGCGCCGCTCAGAGTTTTCCCATTGCTGTCTGTAATCGCCAATCTTTCGTGCGATGTAGTTTAGTGAATTGGGGTTGAGATTACAATTGTTAAACTGTTCCACAACGCGAACAACATTGTCGCTGTCGCTAACGTGGCGTATGACAACAGAGAATGTACCATACTCGTCTTCATCATTAGTAGAACGCTTGATATCTTGGATGGAGATCTTAAGATTTCTGTTAGACCAATCTCCTGAATCATCTCTTGCAATAAATCTAAACAACTTAGTTGGGTTTGATGTAGGGGAGAGCTTACAACTAATGACATATGGGGTCTGTGCAGCTTGGACTTCATAAGTAAAATCGTCGCCCTCTTCGCCACCATCATTGATTCGAACCCAGGCAGCTGCGAAACTAGAGTCAGCGTCACTTAGCACGTTATCAATGTGTGCGTCGAATGTCTCACCAAGGAAATACTTTTTACGATTGTCTGCATCCGTAATACCGGTTGTCAGTAACTGTGGGTTTGTGTTAAAAACCTTTCGGATGTACTTTGAGTCATTCCTGTTAAAGTTGAATGTAATTGTATCAACAATGTTGGTGCCGTCCTTAATCTGAGCCTTGAACTCCTTTGTTCGGGCTGGGTCGGAAATCACAACAACGTCAGAACCAGTAACGTTGTTACCAGTGGTGTATGTGCTATCTATCTGGGCTAGGATAGTGCCTGTTAGCTCCATTGTCACGGTGCTTTCGGCATATACTATAGCACCAAGCGCACCAGTCAGGACTGTGTTGCCGGCAGCTCCGGTCTGAAACAGCACGAGGCCCCACGCTCGACCACTTGAGCCAGCATTCCACCCGGCTTGACCACCGGTGGTTGCGTTATCATCCTCTGCTCCAAGGAGACGAATGTAGGTTAAAGGAGAGCTGTTACGAAGATAAGCTTGCGCTGCATACATGCCATAGGTTGTAGCGGTAGTGTTTGCACCCTGGCGCCAGACGTCGTCGCCGGAGTTTCCAGGGTTTGGAGTACCAAAAACACTTACAAACTCTTCAAAAGAGTTGACTGTTGTTGGTCTAAGGGCAGGGCCCTTTTCAGCGCGTCCAATAATGACTGGACCAATCCCTGCTGGCGAAGCTGGTAACTGTGAGTTGTCAATTTCATTGACAAAAACGCCTGGGGATACAAATCGGTAATTCTTGATTGACATTCGTTCAGTTCTCCTACATTGCGAAAATGTTCAAAGTAAATAGTGTTAAATAGTAGGAAGAGAACTATTCTCTGTAAAATCCATCTTTTATGTTTTCGGGTATATCTCCCACTATTGTTCTTTCTCTGCCAAGTTTTATATCGACTGCATTCTCACGTTTAACAATCTTTGGTCTTTCTTGATTTTCGCCTTCACCAATAAGGTAACCAAGAGTTTCAATACTAATGTTAGTTTCGTAGTTTCTCTGTTCCATTCCAAGGTTGGCTTGATTGGAATTGTTAGCAAAGCTACCATCAATAAATATTTCATAATAATGTCCCTCAGCTTCAATGCGCTTTGGCGTTCTTGAGTTCCCTGGGATGGTGAGAAATGGACGAATAAGCTCGTTCATCTGCTGCTGGTATTCAGTTCTGATGGATATTTCGTAAGTCACCTTAACCCAGGTAGGGATTGGTATTGTAATTGTTTCATAAACAGTTTTTGCTATCGGCATATCTCTTTTGTTAACGTTTAACATTTTACTTGAGACATCTTTGTCTGCACCGTATTTTCTATTTGCTTGAGCATTTTGAAACTCGGCTGTCTTCTTTTGATTTATTTGTCTTGCAACAGTAATAGTGCCGCCCTTTTCATCATTAACAGGATATAAATTCGCGAACACAGTGCCACGATAGTTTTGTTCTTTAATTACATTAGATCTGTTAACTGTAATCAAAGGAAGAATTAAAGTTTCTTCTTTATCCCGCAGATCTTTGTTGTGTTTTATCTGAAAGGCGCGCTCTGCCGTAACCCACAAAACTGGTACTTTCTTAAATCCATCGTTAGTATTCGTAAAAAGGTTAAGTTCTTCATCAATAAAGCGAAGCATTGCTCTATCAATCGTCTCTAAAGACGAGGGCATAAATTCTATCTCTTGAAGTTTAGCGGCAACTTCTTTGTTACCAACATAATCAAAACGTTGCGATCTCTTATCCTTTATTTGCTTCTCATTTCTTTTGCTGCGTGACATTTATTTATCCCACGTAAATGCCGGCTGGGACATTTTCAAGAACCTTCTTGGTAGTATCCTGCAGCGACGAATCTATTTCTGCCAACTTATCGTATGTCGTTTCATCAAGGATGGTCTTAAATTCTTCTCTCAATTGATCCATCTCTGTTCTCGCCTGAGATAATAATTCTGATGCGTTTAATGTTACTGACTCACCCGGAATTGGAACAGTGGAAAATTTACCTCTTACCTGTCCGAGAATTTCTTTTGTTAAGGCCAAAGCAAATCTGCGAATCCATTGCTTACCAATAGCATTAATATTTTCATATGGAATATTCTCAAATGGAAGTGTGTTTAAGTTGTTAACTCCCTCGACCCCTTCAGTGCCGCGGCCCGTCTCTTCCCAAGCCTCATATTCTCCATCAATTGTAAACCGAACCCAGATTTTCTCAGGCGAGGTACCATCGGGCGTAGGAAAAATTCTTAAGTTGTTATCATGTATCTCATAAGAGTAATGCGATACTCTTGTGTGCAAGGCGTCTTCATAAGCCATTGCTTGAAGCTTATTCTGCCAAGTTGGTACAATCTCAAACGTAGAATCATCTGCATACTGTCCGTACGTTCTTAAGTTTCCTACAACAGAGAACCCACCGTAGTAACCATAGAACCTCCACATTGCTCGCGGGGTCTTGAAAAATACCTTTCTAATAATAATTCTTTTATCTTCAACTTTGCCATAATAAGAAGCTGCTGTGTCTGTAGCAGCCGAAGAGGAAATTAGGGTTTGCAAATCGTAGTCTTGTTGGTCTACTACCCTGTCAACTGACGCGGAATAGATCGGTGTTAATCCGCCAAACCCGGCTTCGGTAGCCAAGCCCTCAGAAACTCTACGAACATATCCATAATCAAATCTTGGATACTTTAAAGAAATATCAGATCCCGACAACGCGGACCCCGAGACCAACTGTCCATCTTGATCAAATGAGCCTGTTGTTCCACCTAAGAGGCTAGAAAGAGAGTTTTTGGACTGATGTAGATTTACTAAGTACGAATACTCTAGTACCGCTTCTTCATAAGCAGCGTAAACATTTCCCTCTGCTAATTCAATGTCTAGGACATCACCACCTAGCTTTTTATATGTGTAAGCAACTTGATCCGCTGCACCTGACAAAAATGCATTGGACCCAGCATAAATACCAAATGGCAATGTTGTCCCCACATTGGCAGCTGCCCCTGTAACTGGAAGAATGTTAGCGTTTGAAGTGGAAGCTGGGTTTAAATTTGGTATTGACATTAAAGGCCCTCTGATTTTATCTATTAGTAAATAGAAAGCCCCGCCTCAAAAGAGACGGGGCTTTCATTATTTTGACCTTAAGTCAGGCTAAATTAGCTGTCGAGACCTCGGCAGATAACCAAGCCGTACATGTCCGGACGGACCATCTTCTTGGCGTATCGGGTCATGACACCCTTACGAGGTACGAAGTCCTCTACACCGAAGATTGTAGGTGTGGTCTGTAGTGGCACGTAAGGTGCGTATACATAACCGCTCTCAAGGAAGCTGGCACCCCTACGTCCGACGAGAACAACGTTTCGTGGGAAGTAAGGATCGACAATAACGTCAAACTTCTTGGAGAGAGCGCCAACCTTAACGGCACCGATGTCACCGCGATCAGCATCGGCTGTAACGTTTGCACGGAAGCCTGCTGTGAACTCAAGGATGTTGGCAACTTCTGGTCCGCAGACTACGAAGTTAGCAGCACCACGGAGTGTTCTGCGGTGGATCTCAGCCGAAACGTCGTTGATTGTCTCAACGAGAGTCTCGTACCACTCGGAT